AGTTCCAGCCGACTTCCGCCGCACGGCGAAGGAAGAAGAGCTGGTAGCGCGGCACGGCCTCGACGACGGGCAGCTGATGTTCCGCCGCCGCAAGATCGCGACGAAGGGCGAAGACCTGTTCAAACAAGAATACCCCTGCACCGTCGAAGAGAGTTTCTTGACGTCCGGCCGACCGGTATTCAACGGCGATAAGATCGTTGAGATGCGTGAGAAGGCCAAGGCGAAGTTCGAAAAGTCACCTGACGTCGAGCTGGGCTGGGAGCCCATAGCGCGCAAGACGCTGTTCGGCAAAGAGTGGGAAAACGACCCACGCGGCGAGCTGTTCTGCTACCTCCCGTTCGACGAGAAGGAAACCTACTACATCGGTGCCGACGTTGGCGCTGGCGTGCAGAAGGATAGCTCCGTCGCCCAGGTGTTCGACAGCCATCGCCGGCAGGCCGCAGTGTGGCGCTCCGACCGCTTCGACCCCGATATGTTCGGCACCATCCTGGCAAACCTCGGCCGGCTGTATTCCGACGCCACGATCATCTGCGAACGGAACAACCACGGCATCCTCACGAACCGTGTGATCCAGAAGGATGAAGGCTACCCCAACTTCTATACCGAAACCGTCGTGGACCGGATCACCGATCAGGAGACCACCTACGTCGGTTTCTTCACGTCCGAGAAGACGAAGCCGCTGATCATTAACAAGCTCCGCGCCAACCTGCGCGACGGCGAGATTGAAATCTACGACCGCGTCACCCTGGCCGAAATGCAATCCTTCATCGTGACCCAGAAGGGCACCATGGAGGCCGAGAAAGGCTGCCACGACGACACCGTAATGGCGCTCGCCCTCTGCGACCACATCAACGAGGGCTTCTTTGTGCCCATAATCAACCAAGAAGATTGGTATGAAAGGATCGAGTAGTGTCGGCCTCTGATGAAGACGAAACCCTCGTCGCCCGCCTTTCAAACCAGATCGGCCTAGCGGTCGGGTTCTCGGAGAGTAAGCTCTCCAAAGAACGTGAAACAGTCATGAAGTATTACAACGGAGAGCGTCCCTACAAGATGAGCGCAGGCGACACGAACTATGTGTCGTATGACGTCTGGGACGCCGTTGAGAGCATGAAGGCCCAGCTGCTGGAGGTATTCAGCGGCAATAACCAGCCGGTCAGCTTCTCGCCCGTAAACGGCGAAGATGCTCAGGCCGCCCAGGTCCGCACCGATTACTGCACGCACGTCCTGTTTCGCCAGAACCCTGGCTTCCAGATTATGCAGGACGTGATCGACGACGGTCTGCTCGGCCGCGTTGGCGTCTGTAAGGTCTGGTGGGAGACCAAGAAGACCACAAATTATTATGATCTGACGGAGACGACTTATCAGGAGGTCTCGGCGTTCCTCGCCAAGAACCCTGGCACTGAGATCACGCAGATCGACGGCAGCGATGCCGGCTCGACGTTCAAGCGCGTCCGCGTCAAGGTGCCGAAGGACCGCTCTCAGGTCCGCATCAAGGTGCTGCCGCCGGAACAGTTCGGCATCGCGCCAATGTCGGAAGACCTTAAATCCGCCGAGTTCTGCTTCCACCGTGAGCCGAAGACCGTGTCCGATCTGATAAAGATGGGCTTCGATCCTAAGATCATCACGCAGCTGCAGGACACCGACAGGCTGTGGCTGAGCCAGGAACCGGAGCAGATCGAGCGCTACCAGCAGACCGACGACATGATCGGTGTGCGGGGCATGGACGAGAGCCAGAAGAGCGCTCGCCAGATCATGCTCTATGAGTGCTACATGGAGATGAACATCGACGGGGACGACGAAACCCCCGTCAGCCAGCTCCACAAGATTTTCATGGCCGGCGATCAAATCCTCGATAAGGAGCCTGTGGATCGCAAGCCCTTCGTGGGCTTCACACCGCTGCCGCGCCCCCACGCTTTCTGGGGCACGAACTATTCGAAGATGCTGATCCCGACGCAGAACGCCAGAACCTATCTGACGCGGTCCATCATCAATCACGCGCTGATCACTAATAACCCGCGATTGCAGGTTGTGCGCGGCACCGTGGACAATCCCCGGGAGCTGATGGAGAACCGCATAGGCGGTATCGTGAACGTCAAGCGCCCTGACGGTATCGCTCCGATCCCTCAAGCCGGCCTGAACCCGTTTGTGTTCCAAACGATCAGCCTGCTGGACGAGGACAAGGAAGAGATCACCGGTATCAGCCGGCTGAGCCAGGGTCTTAACAAAGACGCTGTGTCCAAGCAGAACAGCCAGGGCATGGTCAACGACCTAATCAGCGTCAGCCAAATCCGCCAGAAGATCATCGCCCGCAACTTCGCGGAGAACTTCCTGCGTGGCATCTACGAAATGATCTACCAGCTGGTCCTTGAGAACGAAGACCGCCAGAAGATCATTCAGGTTGCCGGCGCGTGGACACCGATCGATCTCACGGCGTGGCCTGAAGACACCGAGATGGAAGTCTCGTTCGCTCTAGGCTACGGCGATCAGGATCGTGAGCTGATGAAGTGGCAGAAGCTGGACACCTACCTGTCCGGCGATCCGATGCTGAAGGTCGCATACCCGCCGGAGAAGCGTTTCAACGTCGTGAAGAAAGCGATGAACGCAATGGGTATCAAGGACGTCACGGATTACATCCTGTCGCCCGATCAGGTCCAGCCGCCGCCGCCCGACCCGATGCAGCAGGCTGACCTCGCGGTCAAGCACGCCGACGCACAGGTCAAGCTGGCGAACGCCCAGGCCGCTGCAGCGAACTCGCAGCTCGCTCTGCAAGAAGCGCAGAACAAGCAGCAGGATCAGCTGGCCAAGATGCAGCTGGAAACCCGCCGGTCAATGGCTGATATCCAGCTCAAGCAGGATCAGCTGGCCCACAAGGTTGCCGTCGACGCCGCCGAACTACAGCTCCAGCAAGAGGCTGCTGCTGCCGCCAAGCTGTCGTCCATGGCTGAGCCTACCCGGTAACTCCACCGGTCCACAGACCACAGAATAGGCCCCAGGTAGCTCCTGGCGGCCCTGTGCGCGGCGGGGATAACCGCGTCACCAACCCCATTCCTCTCACACAAGGAACGCCATGCTCCCGCCTGATCCAGGCATGATTATCGAACGCGGCCGGCGATGCGCCGCGCTGCTCACCCCTGGTAGCGAGTTTCTCGCGGTCATCGACGACCTGTCGAACTATCACATGCAGGCCATAGCCGCGTGCCCGATAGGCCCCGCCAGCGCTCCCACCATCACTCACCACCACGTCCTCCATACCGCGATCAAAGAGATTGCGGAACAGGTCCAGGCCTTCGCACAGGCCGGCGCTGAGCTGGAAGACGCTGCCGTCGACAAGGAGTTTGACATTGACGACTGAACATTTCGAAGACGACGCCGGCACAGGCGAGTTTGACGGCGCGAACGCGTTCTTCCAGACGTCCCACAAGGACGCCGAAGGTAAGGCCGTAGCGCCCGATGGGACAGCCCCTGGCGTCACGCTGGGCACTCCTGACCGGGAAGAAGCCGAGACGGCTCCTGACGCATCCACGGCGACTGCTGTGGACCCCGATGACGCTGAGCTGGAGTGGGGCGAAGGTGAGACGAAGACGAAGGCCTCGCTGAAGGCCCTCAAGGAAACCTTCGCCGCCCGCACCGCGAACGAAGCGAAGTGGGCCAACGTCGCTGCCGTGCAGGCCGCGTCCCTTGAGAAGACAGCCCGCGCCGAGACCGCGCTGAACGCGATGGTCGCCAAGGCGCAGGCGAAGTGGGCCCCGTATTCCACAATCGATTTTCTGGCACTGAGCCGCGACCAATCGGTCGATCAGGAAACCTTCGAGCAAATCCGCAAGGACGCGAACGAGGCGATGGCGGACTATAATTACCTGACCAAGGAACTGAGCGACGTCACGCGGGCACGCGCCACGGAGACGCAGGCGAGCATGAACACTCGCGCCCAGGCCGCCCTGGTCGAGCTGAACGATCCGAAGACCGGTGTGCCGGGCTTCAACTCAGCTCTCTACACGAAGATGGTCGACCACGCTGTGGCGGCCTACGGAGCGCCGAAGAACGTCATTCTCGCGCAGCCCGATAGCTGGGCCGTGAAACTGATGCACGACGCTATGCTGTATCGAACCGGTGCCACAACGGCCACGGAGCAGCTTGAGAAAGTGCGTAACCGTCCGACGAAAGTCCTGACCCCAGGCGCAGCTCCCGCTGTCGCCAGTGCCAGCACCGACCGGAAAGCGGCCATCGCCAAACTGCGGCAGAGCGACGGCGGCACTGACGACGCAGCTGATGCCTTCTTCGCGACCTCTCGTCGCGCCGCCTAACTCTACCTTTCCACATACCTGAGGATATACCCGTGACCATCAGCGGCACCGTGAACACCTACGACATCGTTGGCATCAAAGAAGATATCAGCGACATCATCACCAACATCAGCCCGACGAAGACGCCGTTCCAGTCGATGTCCGGCAACGAGGGCATCCACAATACCCTGCACCAATGGCAGGAAGACAGCCTGCTGGCAGCCGCCGCGAACGCCGCCGTTGAAGGCGCGGACGCTCCGACCGCCACGGCTCAGCCGACCGTGATGCGCAACAACAACACGCAAATCCTGACCAAGACCGCGAAAGCGTCTGGCACGGCCGACGTGGTTCGCAAATACGGCCGCGACAAGGAACTGAGCTACCAGCTCGGCCTGCGCAGCGCGGAGCTGAAGCGCGATCTGGAATACGCCTTCGTGGGCACGGGCCAGACCGCCGTGGCCGGCAGCGACACCGTGGCCCGCCAGATGGCCGGCTATCAGGCGCAGGTTGCGTCCAGCTCGACCGTGACGAACTCCAGCACCCCGCTGGTCGAAGCGAACGTGCTGACGGTGGCGCAGGAGTGCTACATCCAAGGCGCTGAGCCTAACATCCTGATGGTGAAGCCGGCCGACGCGCCGAAGATCGCCAGCTGGAAGTCCGGCACGGCTCCGGGTGCCAGCACGGCTCGCACTGACTACGTCGATAACACCAAGAAGAAGCTCTACAACGTGATCGACGTCTACGTGACGCCGTTCTCGGACGAGGGCCTGAAAGTGGTGATCAACCGCTTCCTGCTGGCGACCACGGCGCTCGTGTTCGAGACCACGATGTGGAAGAAGCTCGTGCTGCGCAACTGGTTCCGCGAGACACTCGCGAAGACCGGCGACAGCACGAACGTGCAGATCGTGGGTGAGTTCTCGCTGAAGCACCGCAACTACGCGGCCAGCGGCCTGATCACCGGCCTGAGCTAAAGCCTAAAGCCGCAAGGCTGCAACAGGGGGTTCCTTCGGGAGCCCCCTTTTTCATTTCGAGGTAGCCATGTCGACTTTCCGCCTTAATACCGCCTACGATATTACGCTCGGCGCTGCGTCCGCGCTCGGCCCGGCCCCGATGCTGATTGGCTCGCGCGCCCTGCGCCTAGTCTCCACCGGTAATTGCTATGTGGCCATTGGCCCGAACCCCGTCGCCGTCGTCGGAGCGTCCACGCTCATCCTGGCCGGCGCAACTGCAACCTTCGTCACCGCCGCTATTGGCGACCAGATCGCTGTCATCAAAGCGACCGGCGCGGCCGGCGTGCTCAACGTCACGGAGCTGACCCACTAATGCAACTCATCGACCCTAGGACGAAGTTTCTCGAAGACGGCGCTGGCCGCACGGTAATCCAGCGCGCTCAGCACCTGGGCACCGAGTTCTTCGAAGGCCTCCGCGCGTCCCGCGATACATGCCGCGATGCTCCGTCCAGAGAGATGGAGCGCGTGTGCTCAGTGCCCGTCGTGCTGGCCGACAAGTGGCTCCGCGAGGGCTTCGATATGTGGTCCGCAAAGCCCCGAGACATTGTCGCTCGGCTGCGTCTCGAAGGTCATGACGACCTCATCACGACCACCAAAGCAATCTGAAGGATCAGCGCCGTGTCGTTTAATTCCGTAGTGACGACGTTCACGACGCTGCTCAACCGCACCGACTGCACGGACGCCCAGGCCATCATCTTCGTGATGCAGGGCATCAACCGCATCCAGCGGGAGCTTCGGCTGCCGTGCATGGAGCGGATGCAGCTCATAACTTCCACTGGCACGCTCTTGCAGTTCCCGGTGCCGCCCGATCTTCTGCAGCTGCAGGACATCATGATCCCCGACCTATGCGGCGGTCTGAGGGCGCTGAAGAAGCTGTCCTACCGCGAGCTGATGAAGGTCGACGTCAACGCCAACACCTTCGCCTACGCGCGCTTCCAGAACCTCTACTACGTTCGCGGAACGCTGCCGGCGGGCACCACGATACAGGTGCTCTACCACGGCGAGTTCACGCCGATCCCTGATCCCACGCAGGACAACGAGATCACCGAGAGCGAGCCGGACATGATTGTCTACGCCGCGCTTGGTTACGCCGGCGATTTCTTCGAGTGCCCGAATACCGACCGCTGGCTCTCCGCTTACACGGGCCTGCGCGACAGCATCAAGCAGATGGCTGAAGACCTTGAAATGAACGGCGGCCCCGCAGCGGTGCAGTCCATGTATTCCGACAGCTGCCAGGGGGAGTATTAAATGTCCAGCACACTGACCGTCATCGAGTTTAATTCCGGCCTCTTCTCCAGCGGCAACGGCCCTGGCGAAGGCGTCGATCTGGCGAACGTCGTGGCGACCTGTCTGGCAGCTGAAGCCGCCTGCTTGGCCGACCTGACGAGCTGTAACAATGACGTAACGAGCATCGCTGGCAGCCTTCAGGCGGTCATCGCGGCCGGCGCGACGGCTTTGACCACGCTGAACACCGCCGTAACGGCAGCTGAGGGCGTGCTAGCCGCCGACGTGGCGACTGCTACCGGCTCACTGTCGGCTAGCGTGACCGCAGCGGCCACCAGCGCGACGGCTGCGGCGGCTTCCCAGACTGCGGCGGCCACCAGCGCCACGGCAGCGTCGACCAGCCAGACCTTGGCGGCGGCGTCAGCCACGGCAGCGGCGGCCAGCGCCACCAGCGTGTCCGGCAGTGTCACGACCGTGATTGCAGCGGCGGCAGCGGCGGCGTCCAGCGCCACGATTGCCCAGGCAGCGGCTTCGGCGGCTGAGGCTGCGGCGGCTGAGGCTGAGGCCATAGCCGGCGGTGAGCTGTTTCCTGACAACTGCGCCTACCTGCTCACAGACGGCTCTGGCGCGGCCGTAGGCGGCACGCTGGGCGTTGGGCTCACACAGTCCGGCGGCGGCGTTCTGAGCGTCAACGCGCCCGTAGCGCCGTTCCTGTTGGGCACTACCGGCGGCACCCTGACGGGCGGCGCGCTGGGCGACAACCTCGTGGCCGGCACGGTAGGCGGCGTCCCGTCGCTTCGGTGCCTTCCGCCCCTCTCGCCGTGCATCTCGTTCCCGGCCCTCGTGCCGCCGAACACCACCATAGCGATCCCGATGCCGGTCCCCTATTCGATCCCGGCGAACCTCGCCGGCATCGTGAGCTATGTCGGCACCGGCTCTGCTGCGGTCGCGTCGTTCCCCTACTCGATCTCCAGCGCCGGAACGGTAACTTCGCTCGGCACCATCGTGGTCAGCGGCGCGGTCGTCGCGGTCTCGGGCATCCTCCACGCGGGCCCGGCGAACGATACGCTGCTGATAGAGACGCCCATCACGCAGGACGCCGCCCTGGCCCT